ATCAACGTGGGGTCAAGCAGTGTCGGCAAGGTGTATACACCATTGGCGCCAGTCAAAGTCATCGATGCACGAACAGCATCAATTTCTTCAGGGTTCAGGTACGTGTTCTGTCACTGAGACTTCATCCACGTACCGAAAGCGGAACGGTAAGCAGGTGAGCCGTGGACCAGTGCGTGAACAGCTGCACCAGGAATGTTCTCAATCTTGTCAATGATGACTTCACGCTCAGCGTCAGAAACGCCGCGGCCTGAAGTCTCAAACGCGGTGATGGCACGAGCAACAGTGTCATTGCTACGGTCATCGGCACGAAGGTCAGAGACGTTCTCAAATGGGTCCTGACGCACAATCACGTTAGGAACAGAGAAGCCGGCTTCACGCTTGAACGTGGCAGGTGCAGCGTTAATTTCTTCCAACTTGGCGGCGCGAGCAATCGCGTCATCCTGTGCTGCCTTCTTGCTGTCCCACTCAGTAATGCATTCGGCGAAACGTGCAGCCTGCACTTCGGTTGGGTTTTCTAGGGCGTCAAGCTCGGTGATCTCAAGACGCAACGCGTCCAGCTCGCCGGCCAGCCCTTCAATTCGGGTGCTCATTTAGAGGACCCCCTTCTCCCTGGCCTGACGGCGCAAGGATTGAAATGAATGGTTTGTCCGCGCAGAGTGGTCATCAATGACCGGCTCCTCGGCAGCGGCCTCAAGCGAGGTGCTGGTATCCGTGTCAGCGACTTGATCAAGTCGGATCACGGGAATCTGTAACAGGTCAGCGATCTCGGCACGCTGGTCAGCGTCCAAGTTGGCTAGTACCTGAGCAACGTCCTCGGCACGCACGCCAAGGATTGCTGCGGTCTCATAAGCGGGGAACGGAGTAGGTCCGTATTCGCGCATAGCAATCTCCGTTCGAGTAACAGTCTTCAGGGACCCATCGGCAGCAGGCTTAAAGCCACCGCGGGGAGTAGCAATGTCCGAGCGCACAAACGCACCAGAGAACGACTGAGCAGTAATCGCACCAGTGCGAATACCCTCAAGCACCTGGTCAGCCACAGGCGTGTTGTTGTATCGAGTAACCGTCAACAGCCCACGCTCATCAGCAACAATGCTTTCCGGCGTACCAATAGGCATTGAGTAGGCGTCCGATGGTGTGCCCCAGATTGTGCGACCGTGGTTGTAAAACACACCAAAGCGCGTGCCCTTATCGGCCAGCGTCTTATTGAACGCGGCACGGTCAATGACTTCCATGTATTGACCACTGCCATCAACGATGCGCTGCGGAACGTTGAACACTGCGGCATACGCCTCAACGGTGCGACCATCGCCACCACTACGAATAGTGATGTCCTCAAGTGGGTAAGCGCGAGTAAACTCAATCATGCTGGGACCTGACCATTCGGGTAAAGCGCTGTCGGGATAGCGCCAGTGTGGGATAGCAACGAGAAGTCATCAGCGTTCACAGCGTTAGTGACCGAGTCCGGCGTGTAACCCGCACGAATCAACTCACCCATCGCAGTGGCCCTAGTGCGGTTAGCCTCAGCACGCTGCGACTCACCTTCCTGCAACGCCGCAATGTCAGTGACGTCATACCAAAGGCGTGCACCATCAGGGACGTTGACAAGAGGTTCAAGAGCTGCACACGCTGAGCGCCAATGTGAGCGCATAAAGTTATCGCCAAAAGCCTTCAATGCCTGGCCGTAGTTTGAGTACGTGGCGGCGTCAAGGCCGGCCTGCAAACCAGCCACAATCGGGGGCACCGAAGCGGCCATAGCGATACGAGCCTCGCCGGCCTTCTGCACATCAGTGAAAGCCATCTGCTCAAAGGAATTGCCAACGATCGTCATGTCCGCGCCCTCATCGAGGACCATTGTCTTCTCACCAGTGGCACCGGAATAACGCGCGTTAAAGCGATCACGAAGGCGGTCAATCGTTTCCTTCGTCAGCTTCGTGTTGTATTTAATAACAAGGTTTGGGGTGGCAGCGTTGTCAAAGAACGTCTGCTTGTGCACAGTCATTGCGTGGTCAGCGTTTATCTCGCGCACCACAGGAGTAAGGCAACTCATGCCACGGTACTCAGCCAACGGGTCAGGCAACGGTGCCCAATGCGCTACCTGCTCAACGGGATAAAACTCCTCGCCAATACCATCACGGCGATACAAGTAACCAACAACCTCAACCACACCAGTCTCATTGTCAAAGACCGTGGCGATCTCAACGCGGTCAGGACGCAAGCGCTCCAGGCGCGTACCAGCGTCACGAATGAAAGCGTTACCAGACAGGAACACGTCCTGCTCCATGCGGGCCAACAAGTCGCCAGTGGTGCCGTTAGGCCACGGCTTCTCAAGCTTGAGCAGGTCAGGGTTCCCGTACAGTTTCTTATCCGACAAGTTGCGAAACTTGAACTCAGCCTCAGTGAACAGGTTTAGGCGAGCATTCATTACGGCGGCAACAATGGGATTGCCACTCACACCATCAACGGCCCACGACGTAAAGTTGTCACCCACGCGCTCACGAGACACAGACTTGTACGTTTCAGACAGCACCATTGCCGACTGGATAGCGCGTTCGGGTTCACGCCCCAGGATGGAATCGATTAGCCTCATTGACCATCCTCACGAGTAAGAGCAATAAACCCCACGCACACACCCGCAGCAATAAGACCAAGGGCGGGCAGAATCCATGCAAGGCCGGCAACAATTAACGCGCCAGCAAGAGCGAGCAGGATGATCGACTTAAACACAACGACCCTCCACGACTAGACACCATCCCCACGGAACGGGTTAAACACAACGGACAAAACCAGCAACAACAACCACGGCGCAGGCACACACGCAACCGCATACACAATCACCAACGGTGCGCACCACTGATAAAGGCGAACCGTGTCAGTGGCAATCAACAGCTGCCCATAGGCAACAGCCACACACAGGGCTAGACGCACATCGATGACGGTCAAGGCGATTAGCAGACCACCCCACGGGGCGATCAGATAAACGTCACGCTCAAGCACCATTGCCTTGTGAAAGCGCACACCAGTACGGAACGGGTGACGCAACGTGTCCTCAATGCCAGGCTCAACCACAACATCCACGCCAGGCTTAACCATCACCATGTGCACAAAGACTGGAATCAAACCAAGCAACAGCCACGGCGTGAAAGCGAACAACGCCGCGAACACAGGCGCCGATTCCTTCACCATCCCAGCCACACAAGCAACCAGCACAGCAGGCACAATCAGGTCATTGACAAACAATGCAGCTGACACAGTGGCCAAACCAATACTCAACGAATCAGTGAGCACAGGGTTTCGCAGATTAAACTCAGTCATTGGTAACGCAACAAAGACAATGACACCAGCCAGGCCCTGCCACCAGGACCCGCACAACGACGCAATGCCAATGCAAGTCAGCAGCACACCTAAGACAGTGGCCACACGCCAACGCACCAGTGACGCACCACACAGCGCCGGCAACAACCAGCGATAGCAGAACGGTCGCGGTGCACCACGGCCCTCAGCCATTGACACATAACGCTTCGAATCAGGAACAAGAATCATCTGGGTCCTTAGATGAAATAAACCTCCGGCTCACCAGAGGCAACAGCCTGCGACTGCACCCCATAAAGAGCGTTAGTCGCAGCGATCAGTGGTGAGATGTTGCTAGTGGCAGAGCGCCGGTTCCAGGCTTGTTGATCACCCAGGTCACGCAAAGCCGCACCATTGACAGCCTCATTAAGTGCAGCCTGATCAAGGTGATGCAGCACGGAGTCAGTCACGGAGTCACGAAACAAGCCACACGCTCGAGCCACGTCGCGCGTTGACATCAAGTGCAGGTTCACACCAGCGGCCTCAAGGTCAGGGATCAAAGACCCAGCCGAGGAGCCAGCGTCAATGACGAGCTGGCCACCCCACTTGTCCTGCAATTCCTTAGCACGCTTCACAACCCACTTCGCACCATTGCGCTGATCAACCACCTCAACGTGATACGAGCCATCATCACGCACACCAGCGCAAGCAATCACTGCCTCACTGCGGTCACGCGGAATGTCCAAACCAAACACCATCTCGCCACTAATCTGCGAGGCAGTATCAGCCAAGTCTTCCCACACGTTCGCACCAAACACAGGTTCAGCGGCACCAGTGACCCACTGATTCAGGCCGGCGCGGCGCCACTCATTGATGTCCGTGTACGTCTCAAACTCCGCGCGAATCGCAGTCTCATCCACGGTGTGACCCATGCTGGGAATACATGACCACCACGTTGCAGGGTCCGCGGGGTCATCATCGATGTCCGCTGACCACTCAAAGTACGCAGTCCCGCTAAGTGACTTATCTGTAACCGACTGGCGACCAGCATCAACCTTGCCACGCAAATACGTTGACCCAGCATTGCCGGCAGTGCTAACCACCCACAGCTGCGGACCAGGTAAGAACCGACGGCGTGCACGCATAGCCGGCAACAACGCCTGCTCAAGCCTGGCATCCGTGTAAGCGAACGCCTCATCAATCACGGGCAGATCAAGCGAGCCACCGTGGCCGGCTTTCTCAGTAGCCGCGGTGATCGTCAACCGTGAACCAGTCTTAAACATGAAAGCCTCATGCCCGCTGGTCTTGCGAGCTGTAAACAATTCACCCAAAGCCGATGTCTGCAACACGGGCAAGTATTCGTCCAACAACTTGTCACGCGCAGCCACACCAGACTGCGCGGCATAGGTGATGTGCTGACGTTCAACGCAACCAAGTGCACGCCACGTCATCAACGCCAAAATCAATGTGGTCTTACCAGCCTGGCGAGGGACAGTCAAAACAACCTGGTCATAAACAAACCGGCCAGCGTCATCGACTTCAAGGGCGACATCAACCACGTGCTGTTGCCAAGGCATCAACGGCGTACCAAGGGCCG